CCGCCATATTTCATATAACGACGCCCTCTCATGTACATGAGGGCCTTCACACAGTAAAGTACTTAAAATCTTGTCTCCTTCCCCCAGGTTCATTAGCCTAACGTTGACTAACTTGCGCCCCAACACCTCACAACTGCCCGTTGTTGTGAAACGTTGTAGACTTTCCCGAAGAATGATTCTAGTTGATCTAGAAAAGCGTTCTCAATGAAGAGATCTAACCCCGCAGGGTAGACCGCTAGAAGCGACCACCTGAACCACTCAACTTCCTCTGCGCTGAACTTAGCACTGGAAGAGATAGATAAGATTTTGAAGAAAGAACACTGTGTGGCATCCAAACTTTGATCCTGAAGTTTATTCAAGCCAGAAACTCGTTCCAACCCCACTTAACCAAATAGGTATCACCTTACGCTTGGTCTCGACATCAACCTCCTCTTGTGCACACGGTTTTAGCTTTCTCCTGAATTCGGAGTCAGCCAATAACGTTTGCACCTTACGCATAAACTTCATACATTCACCAAGTGTTTTCTGCTCTTTGACTTCCACGGGATTATAAATCCCATGAATGCCAGAGGCCATCCAATTATCGATGGTTGTAGCACAAAAGGCAGGTCCGTAATTGGACTCACCTTCGTGATTTGCGAAGCTATAACTGTCAAGGAGTGGACATTCACTGCGACATCTTTTCATAAAAGAGTCGTATTGTGCCCATTCCTTGGTAGTTTTGTAAGAGGGAGGTTGTGTCCCTGTACCAATGGCGGTCTTAGCGGCCGCAGCGTAGAGTAATTCCTTTCGTGTATAGTCTCTCAAATTTTTCAAACCCAATCCTCCCAGCCAAACTGGTAAGAACCAACTTCCTTTATAACTATCGAGTCTAGCTGAGTGTCGTCGTAGGAATAATCTATTCGCCCTCTCCCGGAGTAATCCGGAGAGAGGAGAAAGAAGATCCCTGTGACAAACACCCAAAGCCATAAGGTGGGGCCTAGGCGGCGCTTTCGCACCGACAGACCTTCCCAAACAGGCAACAAGACCCAAATTTATATAAGGAATTAGTTTCCAAACACCTCCCAAAGCCTCGAAGAAATTCGAGTTTATGGAGCAGAAGTGTTTTGAATCATAGGTTTTCCCGACCGACTCTGTGAAGCCCATTACAGACCCCAAACCTCGCCACAATGTAGCGAAGTTAGGGTTGTTGTAAGCTGTAAGACAGTCGTCCCCGTTTATCCAAAAGGGTGCATCACGTATCAAAACAATTCGGCCCTCAGAGAGCTCGAATGTTTTTCGAATTAACGTTGCATTTAGGATACAGAGAATAATGAAAGACACAATTGAACCCATTAACTGTCCACGCAGCTGCGCTAGCTTCAAATTTCCTCTGACATACACATGACCTGTCAAGGCCCTTATAAAAAGGACCCTGAACACGTCAAGTGTGTAACCAAGGTTCTTCTCCGCAACATCAAAACAGGCGTTCGCCGCTCTGTTTGATGCCCAGGAGTAGATCTCATCGGTTGCACTTTTGTAGTCGCCAGAGTGCATATTTGAACCAACAAATTGCCCAAACCTCTTATTCATTAATTCCTCCGTGATGGGGGTACCAGTGAGTTCGAAGTTCCAGGTTTTTTGCAGTTGCTGCAGCATAGACTTTTGGAAGGGTTTCAATACGAAATAGGTTAGGGGGGGACCCTTGGAAATACAACGAATTTTAAGAGCTTCTTTCAGACCGACTACCTCTACCAAAGGTTCCTCTTTTAATGCAAGTGCTACGCACTTCCAGTAAAAGGCTCTCCAATGGACTAGGAAATCTCGATCGTCAATCTCCAGACCAACAACTTGCCGTTGTAGATCTTGGTAGGCCAGCTGATCTTCTTGCCCCTTTGCACCATAATACTCGGATACGTATCCGGATAATTTGGTCATTTTGGCTTTGAATTTTAGCTTGCCTTCTGCACTCTTTACAAATTCTCTCCAACCCTCCACATGTTGCAATTCACCATACGTACCAAATTTGTTGCGTGTACGATTGTAATTACTGGAAGAGGAAGGAAGGAAGTATTGGGTTAAAAGGTCGAGTTCTGGGCGCCATGTGCGGAAAAGCTCTGCACAGGTACGGTCAATTTCTGATTCTAGGAAGGAGCGGGTGAACTCATATGCTGTGGGTATGACTAGTGTCTCATAGTGGATTTCCCAACGATACTCCCAAGTCTTTTCAGGCTTAGGGGTTGTCATCGTGAGGAAATTCTTTTCTTCGGCTTCTTCAACCATCTCATCCGTGGGTCGGGGCATTCCTTTCTTACTCTGTAAAATAGAGAGAGAAAAGGAACGCATCTGACCATTACGGCGGATTTGATTGAGGAAACCAACGAAAGGACCACCAAAGAGATACTTATCATTCTTGCACATTGATTCGCTGAGATTCTGGGGCCTGTCAGGCAGAGGCTGGTCATTCCAAACTGAAAAGAAAGATGCATTTCGATATTTGAAATATGTTAACCAATCCTGAGCTCTGGCAAATGCGGCTGCCATCTCATACGTTTTGCGTATGTTCTTACACAAAACACCCACCTCGACCGCTTCAAAACGGAAACCGTACGCATAGTACACCTGTAACCAGGTATATAGCGCTTCGAGGATCAGGACCTTACAGGGCAAATCGTCAAGGGAAACCGACGATTCGACGGAATTCATGATGATCGACAGTACCGCCAAGTACCTGTCTTTCACCAAGGGTTCCGCTCCATCCTGTAAGGGGACATTTGGGGGAGTCTGTTCCATTGACTCCACCTCCAACAACTTAGATTTAAAATCAGGACTGCTGCTTGAAGGACTTTGTTCTTTGGGTGGCTCGTTTTTGGTGTCTGTCCCAGACATCACGAGCTCCCTGGTATAACTTGTTTTGACGTACGCGAATTTGCTGTAAACATTCGGCATCTTTGTAAAAC